GTCCTCCACCAGCATTTGCTACGGGGCTAGGTCTAGCACCCATTCCTGCTGCTGAACTTGGCTTAAAATGATGTTCCCAACCACTACCAGGATTCTTGAGACTGCTTATATAAGTATTCAAATCTTGTTCAACTCCACCATTAAGAATAACTACTTTCCCTTCAGCGTTCTTTTGTAACTTATTTTGTAACAATGATAAAGTTTGTTCTGCGTTTATCGCTCCAAGATTACTGATAGCTGCGAGGGCTGCTGTTTTTGTGGAGGCTACTTCGTGAGAAGTTTTCATCTCCTCAAGCTGTTGAGATAAATTTATTATCTGCTGTTCCTTTTCCTGGGCTGTTTTATTAGCCTCTTCCCAAAGAGTTTTCCATTGACCTTGTTCTTCTAAGTCTTTGGTTCTTTTTTCCTCTTTCTGTTTATAGACATCATCAAGTTTTCCCTTGATGCCTTTAAATTTTTCCTGTGCTTCAGCAGCTTCTTTACGGGCAGCAGCTAATTTTGCTTCGTATTCTGCTTTTACAGAACTGAGATCGGGTGCTTGTGGTTGTGAAGGAGTGTCAGCCACGGGCTGTTCAGCAGGAGTCACAGAATCAGGCTGAATTACTTGTTCTTCGATTGCCATGAATTAGTCAGATAGTGGGCTAGTAGTTTTCTTTTTAGTAGCTTTTTTCTTAGTTGCTTTTGGTTCGGGTGCAGGACAAGCCTCAACTGGTGCAGTTGAATGTACAAGTTCTACTTCTTCCCATTTATAAGTTCCGTCAGGTTGCAGAACATGGTCTAAAGATTTAGCCATAATTTTTATATACTTATCTACTATTGTATCAAACTATTCGGATTTGGCCTCATTTGCTGATGGTAATACTTCACCTTGAACCAAAATATCTCTAAATTCCTCTCTATCGATGACTTGTTGATCGAATAGAGATGTTAATGCTGTAATATCTTGTCCAATTAATCTTTCAATGTCGAAGTCTCTGCTGATTTTTACTTCTGGTGGTTCGATTCCAACATACTCGGCTGATAAATTGAAGGCTTTTTGTAGTTTTTGCTCTAGTTCCATAGAAACCATTGCGAGCATGGAGTTGGTATCTACACGATCTAGTCTGCGAGCATCTGCTGATTCTGCAACAAATTTCTGTTGTGATAGTGTACTAATGCCTAATGTTGCCATTTGCATCTGTAGCTCTTTTATTTCTGCTGATTGAGCGTCAAAAGCACTAGAAGCTGGCTCTACATAGTATATTTTGTTGCCTGGCTGAGTTGCCATCGCATAATTTACGCTAATAGCAAGGTCTTTTGTTTGATCGTCATATCCTTCCATTACAAGCATTGGTTGAGATGCAACGTGCAAACTATGGATTAAATCAGCCTGTCTTTGAAAATGTGCAAGGTTTAGGTATGCAATATCAAGTAATGGTGGTTTGCTTACTAGATTATCTGTTTTACCAGAATAAATAGTAACTAAGGGTATTTCTCCAAGAGAAAAATTACCAGATTCTACTTGTTTATAATCTTTATCTGCTGATCCAGCTTCAAAACTTCCAGCAGAACTTCCATCTGAAACATCATACATCTCTTCGATTTGTTCTTTTTTACGAAATACTCTGTAATTTCCTGGTTCGATTACTCTTATTTGGTCAAATACTTTTTCTCCAAACTGTCCGTCTGGAAGTACAGCTTTCTCACCAATTCTTACCTGTATCAAGTTTCCGTAATTTGATTCTCTGTCTAGTCTCCATCCATAGAGATTGTTTGGGTCGACTTCAATCCAGTATGGTCTGCGATTTTGTTGACGTTCTTCTGCGAGACTTACTGCTCCTGATGGTGCAGGATAATCTACAAGAATATGACTTTGACCGTATGTAAGAGAACACATCAATAATCTTCTAGCGTATTCATCTAAGTCTGACTTTCTGCCGTCTACATCCATCTTGAACATTTCGGTCCAATAAGGATCTCCTGTAAGTGCTATTGGTTTTCTTAATACAAGACCTGTGGCTGCTCTGATTAATCGTTGGGTAAATGGGGAAAATACAGCACGATTTACTCTAGCTAGATAGGCATCGTAATCTTCTCTTGGCTCTAGAGGTAGGAATGTTTCGCTATTTGTTCGGAGGTAGTCTGTTCCTTCGGTTACAGCTTTCATTATTTCCCAACCTTTCAGCATGTCTAGAACAGCCCTCGTGCGAGTAAAAGGACTGTCTATCCCACCTACAGAAGTAGATGAGATTATGTTGGTTCTAATTGGTCCAGGTACAGAGTAAGTCATTTAACACCTCCATCTTTTTAATGCTAACGCTTTTCGGGTTGGGCGACCTTTTTTATCTTTTAATGGGCCAGGCATACCCTTCATACGAGCACAGAATGACTTTCTCCTTGCTGCTCTTTTGCCAGTTGGGTTCTTTTCAGTAACAGGAGCTTGTAAGTTGCTGCCTGTTGCACGATTATATTTAGCTCTTCCTTTCGCAGTCAGTCCTCCCTTCTTGGACTTTTCGCCCCTTCCTACAGATAAACTGACTCCTTTTTTGCGTGGCATTACTTTCCTTTTTTCCTCATGGCTATTGTATGTGCTTGCATAAATGTCTTACCCTTTAACATCTCTTCTCTCATTATTTTCATGTGTTGTGCTGTATGAGTACCCTTCTTCTTATGATTTGCTAAAGCATCTTTTTGTCTTTGCGTAAGTTCTTTTTTTACTTTCATTTCTTTTTCCTCTTTTTCTTGGAACGTAGCTTTTTAAGATCAGCAGCAGTAATCTTATCCCGTGGTGGAGCAACAGCAGCAAGTTTACGCTGTTTTGCTGAATAAGACTTTTTAGGCATTAGAGAGCAGCAGTAATGTCTCCGTTAGTTATAAAACTAACTGATACTGTTGAAATATCGCCAACAGTTGAGCTATATGAAGTTCCTGTAATAATCCCATTAAAACTTACTTTTTTGGAACCTGATGTATCTAAAAATAAATTAAATGCAGCATCGCCTGAATCTTCAGAAGTTAATACATCTGAAATAATTTCAGCAGTATCATCACCAGATGTTGCTGTATAAAGAAGATCAACTGTGCCAGAACCGGATTTTAAAGAACCAACATACTTTCTGGAGGTGTCTCCATGAGCAGTACACTCAAGAGTATCTTTTGTTACATCTAAAGTCCAAGCTGTTGTAGAAGCTACTGCTCCAACTGTTCCAGATCCGTTATCAAATGATACAGAGCCTTCTTCACCACGAAAAAATGCCATGATTTTTGCGAAATATACTATATAGCACTATATTACCGTGAAACTGCAACTTTCACAGCTATTTTTTCTTCTTTTTACGTCTATGTTGATAACTTATCTTTTTACTGCCTGTTTTCTCACGCTTAAATCGTGCTTTTTCGGCTGCTGACATCTCTCCGATAGTCTTAGGTGTCTTACTTGAGACACGTTTTTTGGGTCGACAAGCTGGATAACCTCGTTTTTCACCTTTTGATCGGCCACAAGGTTTACCAGTTTTTACGTCTACCCAATTTTCTTTGAACCAACGGGTAAGACCGCCACTACTTCTTGCCACGTTTTTTCTCCACTCGGTAAGTGCCACCACGCTTTTTGTACTCTCGTACAAGCCATGCGTTAGCGTAAGCAGATGGATAAACTTTGAATTTACGTTTAGCTTCTGCTTTTACCCTAGAGTATAACGCTTTATTTACAGGAACATTCACTACGTTTCTTACCTCCCTTCTTTTTCTTCTTCTTTTTCTTAGTCGTAGAATGGTACATAGTAAGAATTAGGTATCTTAGTATATTCTAAACGAAGTTTGCCCTAATGTCTCTGGTTTTGCAAGGTTAAATTGTTGGAGGCATAGGTATCCAAAAGCGTCAAATGCGTGGTCAACTCCTAAATTTTTGTTTGGCATACCTGTATTTGGAGCGTATGTGAGAGTTCGCAAGGATTTTATTAATTCTTTACAGCGTGGGTGGATTAAAGTTCGTCTTTCTCCTGCTGCATCATATAGTGCGGTATTTACTGATGTAATTTTGTCTCTTATTTTCCAGGGTGCTTTTGGCGAAGATACTGTAAATCCACTTCTACGCAGGATAGTGTGGTCCGTTGAACCTACTCCTGATGTTTTTCGGGCTGCACCCGTTGGGTCGGGGCAAGCTATTATTCTTCTATCTACTCCATATCGGTGAGTTACTTCTTCTGCAAAATCCCAGGTTGTTGCACCACCCGTCATAATTATTTCGTCAAAGACGTAGAGGATGTCTCGGTAGCGGACAGCACAGATTCCGCAAAGTGGATCTACGTTAAAATCGACTCCTAATAAGAGTGGGGCGATAGATATGTCCTCCGCTTCGCTAGAAATGTTGGAATCTGAAAATGAGACTGCAACGAGACCAGTGAGATTCTCAAAACTTGCCTCGAACTCCTGCTTAAATGTTCTGGTATCTAGTTGGGCCTTGGCTGCTTCGACTTCTTCTTCTGGAACATTACCCCCGTCTATTGTTGTAAAGCTCCAGCGTTTCCAGTCACCTGTTTCATCTTCTGGAACGTAGCACCATAAATCGTAAAACCATGAAGCTGTGCCATCTGGTGTGGAGATAAAGAGTGCCCAACCTTGTTTATCTGCAAGGGCTGGTCTGATTACCTGGAACCAAACATCAGAATCCATGAAGGCTGCTTCGTCAAGTACTACTCCAGCGAGGCTTCGGCCACGCAGAGTTGTTGCATTTTCGGTTCCTTTGAGTTCGATTAGCGATCCATTGATTAGTTCAATTTTTAGGTCGGTTTCGTTTTTGGAGGCTATCCATTCTCGTGGAATAAGTTTCTTTATTTCTTTCCAGGCAATGTCTTTTGCCATGCGATAGGTTGGAGCACAGTAGAAATAGGTTTCGCCAGGGCGGTCTATTGCTGCTTTTAAGAGTTCTATACAGGATA